GAGCAGCAGAGAAGGCTTTAACCACATTCTCTGTCTCCTCATTGAGCTTGTCCACCTTTGTCTCGACTGCCAGTAACCTTTCATAGATTTCTTTATGGGTTACTTCTTCCATTTATCACTCCGGCTTGGTAGGCCAAGTAACCTCATGTGGGAAGCCTGCTTGAGCCGTTACGTCTCGCAATGCCTGACGGTAGGTAGCCCACTCAACAGAGAGGGTAGAACCAGCCTCAAAAGCCTTAATAGCCATCCAGTCACATGAAGCCAACAGCTTGTCCCGCTCTGCACGAACAGCCGTAGCAGCCTCTGCGTCCTTGTTAGCGGTATATGCAGCCTCTTGCTCTGCCTTAGTGACTGTCACACCTTCTTCGTCAGTGTAGTCAGAGAACATATCACGTTCTGTGTACGCCTCCACCCAGTTGCCGTTAGCATCCTGAGTAACACCATTACGACTGACCACCTTGTACTCACCCGATGGGGCTGGAGCAGGAGCCGCTAACACTGGGTCAATTCCTAAGAATTCACAGATGTCAGCAGTCCATACCCGAGGCAGGGATGTGTTGGGCATTGAGCGGCGAATCTCGCCTTGAGTTTTTACAGCACCAGTGGTGCGATTACGATATTCAGACATAGATTGATCCTTTCGTTAGTCTGTTGAGAAACCTGTCGGTTAAGCGATTGCCAAGAAGATGAAGTTGTTACCACCTCCATTGATGCTTGATGGTGCTGAACTGCTTATCTGGAAGCCAGAAGCCACTGGGTCAATGTAGTCAGTTGCCGTCGTCTCTGCATCTTGAAGATTTAAAAGCAAATAGGGGTCATTACCGGCAACAATGCCTCGCAAGCTGTCCCATAAATACCAGTCACCAAAAACGTTTTCACGTTTAATGAGAACAAACCTTGCACCTGATGAGAAGCCACAATCAATTGTCTGCGTGGTTCCTGTTCCAGTATAGCTACCCACCTTACTTACTCCGGGTAGGGTGGCAAACAAATAAGCTATATGATAACCATTTACATTTGATGAATTAACATCATTACTATTTCCAAGTGTGAAGACAGAGGAAGTGGGGGATGTATTATTCCAATAACCTGCGCTTACATAACTACTACCCGGATTATTACTGTTTACAACCATTGACCTTGTGTTGTCTCCATAATAAACACGCCAATTCCCTAATTGACCTCTATTTTTAATAATCATTAACTCGGGTGCAACACCTAAGTTGTGAGTTACCGTCCGACCTGATATTGCATCACCTTTGTATCCCACCACATCAAAGAAGCCGGGGGCACGACGGAACATCCAGCCAACCCGTGTTGTGTCTGGGGTTGAAGAATCAAACCAGCCGTTTTGGTAGTCAAATGAATAACTCCTAGCTGTTGTTTCCTCATTATTGAGATTTATGTACATCAAAGCGTCATGTGTCATCCTTGTTGTAATTTGGGTATTTGCTACAGTATCCCTATCTCTCCATATACCCATATCAACAGGAAACGGCGCTTTATATCCCGGTAAAACTCCACCAGTGCCTTGGTAATCAATAGCAAACACCTCAGTCCCTGACTCTGGAGTCTTCATCGGGCGGCGTATGGCTATGTAGATGTAGGTAGTCCCGTTATTATGGTCGTCTCCTGTTGCATAGAACCCTGTAGCGGCGGGGTAGGCATTTGTGCTTTCATACTCAGCAATACTAGAGTTTGGGCGTAACACGTTCCCAAGCGCAGTTGAGTAGGTAGTTGACGGTACAGTAGCACCACGCATTACATCTTGGATGTGCCAATCGTTTGCGGAGCCAGTTGCGTTTTTAGTTAAAACCCATTGAGCTTCATACCCAAGGTTAATAAACTGTCCTCCTGAAACATTGTTTCCTACATAACTCCCACAGCTAATAACATTCTCCGTGCCATCGTCGCCAAAGCCACCTGCATCGTGTGCGAAGAGGTAGGCAACGTAGGTTACGCCAGATGCGTTTAGGTCTTCGCTAGTAACCGTTGCAAGAGCATTGATTTTTAGCGTTGTAGACGTTAAATAATTAGATGTGTTTGCCGATGTCCAAACCTGTGGCAACGATCCCGTGCTGTTTAAATAGCCTTGAACATAGTCGCCACTTGATTTTCGATTGAGCGTGTACCAATTACTTGTCGTGGATGTTTTCTTAATGACCACAAAACCCGGCACAGAGTCAAGAGAATGAGCTATATCGTTTGTTGTCCCATTCCCCGTATACGTCACAACGTCAAAGAACTTTGGAGCCTTGCGGAATGTCCATGAGGCGTAGTTTTGCCCACTAGTGTTGCAAAAACCAATATTATTGTTGAAAGAAAAACCGTTGCTATTAAACGCAAGATTAGTTGTTCCTGTGCCTTCTGCGTTAGTCCCGTTAGTTCTTAAATAATTTGTTAATGGTCTTTCCGAATCAAAAAGCGCATGAATGTCTACGGTTTGTCTATTCTTAAACCAAACCAACCCACCTTCGCCATCTAAGTCAATCCCGTTGGTGATGGTCTGGGTAGACCCGTTGCCAGTGTACAGATAGGTGCTGAAGACATCTTCAACATACAGCTTATCGCCACCACCTTGACCTGCGGCGGCTTGTACTACGTCTCTTACTGCCATTACGCCATCCCCAGTCCGAGGACAAAGCCTCTCCAAGTAGTTCCGCCATCTGTTGTAAAGAATGCCAGTGTGTCAACACCAGCGGCTGTCAATGTGGGAGGGGTTGCCGCCGCCCAAGTAACACCTGAGAAGAACGTGAGCGCCGCAGAGCCACCGTTGGTCACCTCAAGCACAAATGCGCTTACAGAGCCGCTAGAGGCTACGTTGCTGACCGTTAGTGTTTGTGCGCCAGACAGGGTATAGGTGAAGTAGTTGCCTAAGGACAGGTCGATGTTATTCGCACCCATCGCCACCTTGGTTTCTTTTAAACCAGTCAACGTCTTGTTGGTTAGCGTTTCTGCACCAGCCAAAGTAACTTCGTTAGCACCTAGTTGAACAATAAACCCACCGCTATCTTTGGTGAAAAGCTTCTTGTCAGTGACGTTAACAGCCAACTCACCTTGAACTAAGTCACCTGCACCGGGTACAGCAGTAGTCGTGCTACTGTTTTTGATGATAATAGTATTTGCCATTTTGTTTCCTTAGAATGTACCACCATCCACGGTGTCTGTTTCAGTTAAATAAGTTGAGAGCGTAGCTAGTAAATTTGAATAGGTTGTAGCTGCGTTAGTTTCGCTTGTTCCTGCATTAGTAGCCGATGTAGCCGCGTTAGTCGCGCTTGTCGCTGCATTGGTGGCTGACGTAGAGGCCGCCGAAGCTGATGCTGCTGCGTTAGTCTCGCTGGTAGAAGCGTTTGTTGCCGCTGTCGTGGCTGTTGTAGCGGATGCTGTAGCGCTGGTAGCCGCCGCCGAAGCTGTTGTGGCTGAAGCTGCTGCGTTAGTTTCAGAGGTAGCCGCATTAGCTGCTGCTGTCTCTACCGCCGTAACTTCGGCTGCAATACTAGAAACACTGTTAACCAAACTCTGTGCGCTCGCCTCACTTGCTGCCGCTGCCGTAGCTGAGTTAGCCGCTGCTGTGGCTGAGTTAGCCGCTGCTGTGGCTGACGTGGCTGCTGCTGAAGCCGATGTTGCTGAGTTAGCTGCCGCTGTCTCTGCTGCCGTAACCTCAGTAGCAATACTATCAACACTAGCAACAAGGGCTGCAACACTTGTTTCACTAGCCGCTGCTGCTGTTTCACTAGCCGCTGCCGCCGCCTCTGATGCTGCCGCTGCTGCCTCTGATGCTGCCGCTGCTGCCTCTGATGCTGCTGCGTTAGTTTCTGACGTAGCTGCTGCTAGAGCCGAAGCCGCTGCGTCATTTTTACTAACGTTAGCTGTTGCAGACGATGTAGCTGCATTAGTTGCTGACGTGGCTGCTGCTGAAGCCGAGGATGCTGCTGCTGTTTCGCTAGCTGCCGCTGCTACTTCTGAAGCCGCAGCAGCCAATTGAGCCGCCGTGACTTGTGTTATAGAGGCATCGGTGTTAGCATCACCAGCGCCCCCAACTCCACGATAAAATGACATGTTAACTCCTTGTAAACCTTTGTTGAAAGGCTCTAACAAAAGCCCTTTAACAAAGGAAACCCTCCGAAGAGGGCATCCTTATAGCCTAATTAGGCTGGCATTGCGATTGCAACAGCAGCTTCGTCACGCAACTCTTTCACGCCGTACAGCATGTCAGAGGTGAACAATGTACCCAAGTACTCTTGCTTGTACTGAGTCTGTGAGCGAACGCCCATTTGCTCAGCCAACACGAAAGCGTCTTTGTGGAACATCATACCAATACGAGCATCGCCAGTGGCAGTCTCGCAGTTGGTAGAGACATAAACCTTCACGCCATAAACGTTACCGATTTCGCCGTTACGGATAGTGTTACCACCACCAGTTTCGC